AAGCAGTTGTGGGCGGGACTTCAGGCATTTCCTCAATTCAGTTTGACAGGGAAGCCTATGGACGAAGGGGCATTGGACGATCTTGTTGTGGGCGGAGAACGTTTGTTCGGAGGTTGCTATGACCTCTGTTCGGGCGACTATTCGGCTGCGACGGATTTACTCCATATGGACGCTTCGCGGGCGGCGATTGACGGATCTATATCTGATTGGACTACATATCAATTGGTACTGGACAACATGTGTGGGCAGACAATCTCATACGATCGGGCTTATAAGTCGAAGGACTTCGTGGCTCCAGAAGACATTGAGCAGAAGAACGGACAACTGATGGGGAGCTTGTTTTCGTTTCCTTATTTGTGTGCGGTGAACTTAGCGGTTTATCGTGTTGCAATGGAGAAACATTTCGGGCGGACTTTTAGTATTCGTGAACTTCCGGTTAAGGTCAATGGGGACGATATTCTTTTTCCGACTAACGTTGATTTTCAAAGACGTTGGGAGGGACTGATAGGGCAGGTCGGTTTTGAGAAGTCTGTTGGCAAGAATTTTGTTAGCAACCAATTTTGTATGGTGAACTCCCAGATGTATCGTTTCGGAGGGCATTCTTTTGATAAGAAGGTGGGCAGGAGGGTCTATCCAATTCTGAGGCGGTATCTCTTTGTTCCTTTTGTGAACTGTTCGTATTTGACAGGAATCAAGAAGGGGCTAGACACCGAGAAGGATGAGGACAAGACTTATAATGATCGTCTTTGGAACTTGAAAGGGGCTTTTCGCGACATTGATCTCGAGCGATTGCCGGCCGACATAGGGCGGAGATTTCTTTTGCGGGTTCTGCAAAGGGCTGATGTGCATGATTCAAAATTGTGCGCGTTGGACCTGGGACTTACGAATGAGTTTCCGTACTCTGTTGAGGGAATTAGGAAATGGAACTTCCATCATAGATTCATTACACACGAACGGGGACCGTCATTTTCCCTGAACAAAACAGCCCCGGTCCTATTGCCGGGTGACTGGGCACTTGAGAGATTCCGTGGAGCTGCTGAACACGAAGACATATCCCGATTGTGGAAGAAGTTCGCCGTCCAGGGTGGACGACTTTACTATAATCGGTTCGAGATGTTGCGTGACAGCGTAGAGCGGAAACTCAAAAAGGGAGTGCTTGAGGCCATAAAAGTACAGGTGGTTTGAGACCTGGTGGCCTGGGGGAAGTGGACGTTGCGATCGGTGGGTGTTCGAAAGGAGCTCGAAAGGACTG